TGGCCAGCCTTCGGACTGGTTCGGTTGTGATACATCCAAAATTGTAATTAATTGGAGGATCACTATGAGTTCAACTCAAAACCAAATCTGTCGCAGCTTACGCTGTTCGGGACTGGATAAGAGAACTACATTGGCACTTACGAATCTAATAAGTAAGTGGGTTCGCAACAGTGGTGAAGAATGGACGGTCAATCGACTTAAGGCGATTAAGACCTACTACATTCAACGTCTGAGTGGAAACACAGACGTCACTATTGCATGGCAGAAGATAAATCTTCGTGGCATTCCACACGGGTTCACTAGAGTATTCTCAATGAAAAAGCCCCAGAAGGTGCTCTCAGCACTGATGGTGTATACTTCATTTGTGGCCCCGTCTGTCACCAAGGCACAGAGGGATAAATTTTATTCCTCGGTAACCGCTGATCCAGTGGATGTGCCGGATTCTATCCTGTCGAGGCTAGAATCGGTTTACCATGTGAACCGATACCGATTGTCCGATGTGTATGATGGATGGTCATACCGTTACAAAAGCAAAAGGTTCTGGAATCCAGAAACTTTTGTTCAAAGGCAGATAAGGATACCTACCTGGTATGGAACATATGACCCCGCAAAGGGCGATTATAAGTACACACTTCGGAGTGTTCCAATGTCAGTAGAACACGCTTTTGGTATACCTACGTACCACCCTGCTTTTCGACGATGGTTTAGAGCTACAAAGAACACACTACCTGAAAAGGTAAAGTTCCTATGCTCGAACACCGACTTGATGGCAGGACCGGTACCACCCCAGGATCGATTAGAGGAATCGATACCTGTCGGGAGAATTGGCTATATACAAGAACCTGGGTATAAGCTCAGGTCTGTAGCCAACCCTCTTCCAATCATACAGTTATCGATGAGTCGTCTCGGAATTTGTTTGTACGAACACCTCAGAAGAATACCTGAGGATTGTACTTACAACCAAGAGAAGGGGATTGTTGATGTACAACAACAACTCCAAAAGGGAATGGAGCTAGAGAGTATTGACCTCTCTGATGCTACGAACAACTTTCCTTACTCCTTGACTTATCGAGTCGTCTGTAAGGCTCCTGGGATCTTCAAAGAAGACCTGGACTTATGGGACTATGTGGTAAAAGGATTGTGGCAAACCCCTGAGGGGAAGCTCATCCGTTGGTCGAAAGGCCAACCACTTGGGACATACCCAAGCTTTGCTGCTTTCGCATTATCACATCACACTCTTGTTCGGAGTGTTGCCCCCAAGTTCTATCGGATCTTGGGAGACGACATCGTGGTGGACAAGGAATCCGCATTAAAATTGCGGGACCTCTACAAGCAACTAGG